ACAAAAGGTGCAAGTAGATTCATGGCACCACTAGCCGCAGGAATGTCTATATATAGTGGATACTCGGATGCACAGGAAGGATATGAGGAAGCCGATTATAACCTCAACAGCACATTACTAGATGAAAATGCAACAGATTATGAAAAACATCATGCTAGACAACAGCACGAAATAGACACTAAACAATCTACTAATAAAGGGGTCGGTACAGCAGTCGGTGGTGTAGGTGGTGCCTTTGCAGGTGCGGCTGCCGGTGCAGCCATAGGGTCAGTTGTTCCAATTATCGGAACAGCAATCGGTGGTATTATCGGTGGAGCCTTAGGAGCATGGGCCGGATCTAGTGGCGGAGAGATGGTTGGGGAATTCTTATCTCCTGAAGACCTTCAAATGTACGGAACAAAGTTAGATGAAGAAGGCGGTGAATATCTATTGATGACTGATGATGAAAAGAAAGAGTATCATAGAATTCAGGAACTTATCGCAGAGATGGCTGGGAGAGAGTGAAGTAAACTTTGACAGACTAGTAGAATTGAAAAAATCTGGGGAACTAACATCCGATATGCTTGAGGCTATACTACGAGATGGGGATATAAGTGACGGTACAGAAAAACTCATAAAAGAACAGTTAGAAATACTTAAAAAAGACGAAGCAAAGAAAGAAGCAAAAGATAAAAAAGAAAAAGATGTAGCAGAAGAAAAAGTAGCCGGCAGAACATTGGATATGTCTCCGGAACAATTAGCCCAAATATTTGAAGCAGATTTAAAAGCAACAGAAAAAAGAGAGGCAGAAAAACAAGCAGAAGCAGAAAAAGAAAGAGTTGCGACTGTAAAAGCAAAAGAAGAAGCAATTACAGAACAAATTACACCTGAAGTTATTGCTAATGCAATTAACCAAACCGGAAGTGGCACTAAACCTCAAGACCTAATTGCTCTACAAGCAGAACAAGACAAAAATAACCAAATAATAGCAGATGCTGTGGCATTGGTCGACAATAATCAACCGAAGATCGATGATGACGGTATTGTACAAATACCAGGTGTAGAAGAAGTAGACATAGCCGGTAAAGAAGAAGCAATTAATGAAGCATCTAAAGAGATTGCAGGAAAATTAGCAAAAGAACAAGAAGCAGTAGCGGCGCTGGTTCCTGAAATGCATAGAAATGTTGAGAAATTCATTCGTCCAGGTCTTGAAGAAACACCATATATGGCTCAGAGGTTTACTTCTACCGGAAATATTAAAGAACATTTTGCAACAGTAGAAGAAGCAAATGAATTTGCATCAACACAAGACGAATCATTTGCTCCAACAAAAGCGGCGACTGATAGGAATGCGGCCGAACTAGCGGCTGAAATGAAATTAGCAGATATGGAGTCCACAAGGCCTGCAGGAGTAGTAGATGAATCTAGCCTTCTAAATACTCCCCAAGTTGACATTAGTCCAGAACCAACTGAAGAAGATTCTAGTGCTGGTGTGTCGTCTAAAGAAAAATTTGCCCAAACTGCGCCTGAGGGAGGAGAGATGACTGAATTTGAAAAACAGAGTATAGAACTACAAAAACAGCAGATTGCAATAAATAAGAGGATTGAAAATGCGACAACAGAGACCGCAGATGGTACCCAAAAAATTGCAATCAACTCGTTAATATAACTAAATATATAATATACAGAGAACCTATACCATATGTCATATAAAAAGAAATTTCTAAACAAGAGCGGTGTATCAAGTCCGATATCTGGAGGCAACAGTAATTCCGGGTCTTGGAACGGTGTGGGTGCTTCAGAAGAAGGTTATTCAAACACTGACTTCGGCTACAAGAATTACATGAGTAGACTTCCTGAAGTTTACACAGGACATCCTAACAGAATAGAAAGATATAATCAGTACGAGATGATGGATGTTGATGCTGAGATTAATGCGTGTTTAGATATCATTGCAGAATTCAGCACACAAAAGAATGATCACAATCACACACCATTTAACTTTGAGTTTAGAGATGAGCCTACTCCACATGAGATGGACTTGTTATCTAAGCAGTTACAACAATGGTGTAAGTTAAATGAATTTGATACTCGTATGTTTAAGATGTTCAGAAATGTCATCAAGTACGGAGATCAAGTTTTTGTAAGAGATCCAGAGAACTTTAAACTTTACTGGGTTGACATGGTTAAAGTCATTAAAGTTATTGTTAATGAGAGTGAAGGTAAACTTCCTGAGCAGTATGTTATTAAAGACTTAAACATTAACTTACAGAACTTAACAGTTGCACAAAAAACAAACACAGATTTTGCCGCTAATCCAACAACAGGATTAGGTGGTACTGGTGGTGGTGGTGGAGCAGGTGGAGGCGGATATACAGTCCCATCTATGCCATACAACACATCAGGTAGTAGATTTACATTAGGACAAGCAGAATCAGCAATCGATTCTAATCATGTTGTTCACTTGTCATTAACAGAAGGCTTAGATCGTTTCTGGCCTTTCGGACAATCAATCTTAGAGAACATCTTTAAAGTATATAAACAGAAAGAACTATTAGAAGATGCTATCTTAATCTATCGTGTACAACGTGCGCCAGAACGTAGAATGTTTAAGATTGATGTAGGTAATATGCCTAGTCACTTAGCAATGGCATTCGTAGATAGAATTAAAAATGAGATTCACCAAAGACGTATTCCAAGTATTCACGGTGGGCAGTCTGTAGTTGATGCTACATACAATCCACTATCAATGAATGAAGATTACTTCTTCCCAGTCACATCAGAAGGTAGAGGATCATCTATCGAAGTTCTCCCAGGTGGACAAAACTTAGGTGAGATTGATGACTTAAAATACTTTACGACAACACAACACCTCTTAACGACGGTCGTGTTGGTACTGCTATGATACAAGAATTTAGATTCAATCAGTACTGTGAAAGACTACAGAACTATATCTGTCAAAAACTTGATGAAGAATTCAAACTATTCTTGCGTTGGAGAGGATTCAACATCGATACTCAGATGTTTGATTTATCGTTCAATCCTCCTCAGAACTTTGCCGCTTATCGTCAGAGTGAATTAGATACAGCAAGAGTTAGTACCTTTGGTGCAATGGAAGCATTCCCTTATGTTTCTAAACGTTTTGCACTAGAAAGATTCTTAGGATTGACTGAAGAAGAAATCAATGAAAACGAAAAACTTTGGGCAGAAGAAAATACAGAAGCACAAGATGCTGATCCGCAAGGATCTGATCTTAGAAACATTGGAGTATCTACAGGAGACTTTGATGCAGATATAGAAACTGGTGAAGAAATTGAAGACCAAGAAAATTTAGATGATCTTGGAGACCTTGATACAGCAGGTCCAGTAGGTACCCCGGGTACTGCCACTGGTTCAATTGAAGGTGCTGGAGAAGTAGGCCCTGCTCAAGGCGTCTAAGAGATAAATAAAGATATGAAATTATTTGAAATGTTCGATGCGGCAACACCAGGATACCAAGAAGTTGGAGATGACAACTCCAAACCTATTTGGAGAACATCTAGGAAAACAAAACTTACATTAAGTCAAATCAGAAAGTTGCGTAAAATGTTAGACGTAAGAAATTACGAAAAAGCAAAGCATCTATCTAAGGTCAGAAATCAATACGGCGCCAAGCCAGAAGCAGAAGCCGGACCGAGCATTTAATAGATTAGAAATTTCAGTTTTTATCTGAAAAAGCCTCTTTTTACCTCAAATCATCAAAAAACGCAAAAAAGTAGCACTTAAATAGCACTTTTTTATACTACACACTAAATATCTCTACAAAGCCATACTTTATTATATCAGGAGAACATGGAAATGGAAAACAAGAAATTTGAACAATTAATCGATCTCATTATTAATGAAGACGAAGAACAGGCGAAAGAACTGTTCCACGAAATCGTGGTTGCTAAATCTAAAGAGATTTATGAATCAATCATGGAAGACGAAATCAAGGATTCTGATGACCTCGAAGAGGGCATGGGCGGACAAGTCGGTGATCTTGCTGACGAAATCCAAGCAGAAGAATCAGGCATTGCTGAAGACGAAGAAGAAATCGATATCGATTCTGAAGAAGTCTTTGACATCGAAGGTGATGATGAAGTAGATGCAACACTTGATATCGAAGCAAACTCATCTGAAGAAGTAGAAGATGCAGTTGTAAGAATTGAAGACAAACTTGATCAATTATTAGACGAGTTTGAAGAAATCATGGCAGATGAAGATGAACTCAAAGGCCGTGATGACGAAATGGATGCTGACCTACATGACATCGAAGATAAAGAAGATGACATCGAAGGCGACATTGAAGACCAAGAAGTAGACGTAGACGTTTCTGTTGACGATGAAGAAGTAGTTGCTGAAGCAATTAATCTTCCTAAAGTAACAGCACATATGGGAGACAACGGTTCAAATACTAAGTCTCCAGTAGACGCAAACTCAGGTCAAAAAGGAATGGATTCACACCCAGTCGATTTCGACAAAGGTGGTGATGAAAAAGGACGCCCTGCTCCGACTGCTAAAGACGTAGATGGCGCATCTTCATTCCAGAATGTTCCCGGTAATAACAAGGGACCTAAACTTAGTGCCGCACCCAAGCCCGTAACATCACAGGCTGAAGGTACAAACACTAAATCTGTAATAGACTAAGGAACTGATACAAATGGCTTTGTATCTTAAAGAACACTTAACATTCGACCGTGCGGAAATGATGGTCGAATCAGTTAAAGAAG